TATGAATAATTACATGGCTGAGCTAGATGCCCAAGGCATTCAGCTTGGTTATACAGTTGTGTCTGATCTTGGTGATACTGTCACCATTCCAACAGGCGCACTGCGCGGACTTATCGCTAACATGGCGATTGAAGTCGCACCAGATTACAACGGAGTCATCTCAGCAGGCTTAGCAAAAGCAGCTCGTGATGGTTTCAACACAATGCGTATGCTTGGTCAAAGCATGGGCAAAAGTAGATTTCCTTGTACGCTTCCTATTGGCTCTGGCAACGAAGACAATGACTTCGGCATGAATGGTCATTTCTATCCAGATCAAGAAGCGGCAATCCTTGCAGAGACAACTGGCGCTATAGCCTTGGAGACCAACACCAATGGTTAAACGAGCGGATGGACGCAAAAAGTCTGACTTTGTAGCTCAGGACACGGTTCTGGCAAATTCCTTTATGGATTACTTTGTCAACAACACTAACTATAGAATCAGCTATCAGGACTTGGTTGCTGGTCTAGGTGTTACTGGCAGTATTGTTACCGCTGGTTCTGGCACAGGAACGCCTGTACTTGACGTTGATGGGACAGTTAATAAGATTAGAAGTTTAGAAAATGGCTCTGGAATTGTAACCTCTCTCACCGCATCTAATGGAGCGCAGATAAGCCACAATTTCACAGCTAACGCTTTAGGTCTTCCGATCCTTTTAAACACAACAGCAGCGTCTCCTACTATAGCAAGCATTGTTGCGGGAAATGGAATTAGTATTTCAGCGGTAAATACTTACGGCATTCAGATAACGTCTATTGCCGATGAGATATACGGTCAGGTGACCATGCAAGGCAACGCAACTGCGACAACTATTGCTACGCAAGGCACTGCTGTGAAGGTCGCTGGAACATGGGCTACTCAGATTGAGTCAAACTTTACTGGGAATACAACAGGACGGCTTACATATAACGGCTCATCAACTGAAGTAGTCAGCGCAAGCGTATCCATTACCTTTTCTCACTCTGGAGGAGGAACGGATGATCTTGCGGTTTATATCGCTAAGAACGGCTCGGTTATTACAGCGTCAAAGCTAGTAAGAGCCGTAACAGGTGCTGCTAAAGGCAACGTAGGTACATTCTTCAATATATCAATGAGCGCACAAGATTACTTGGAAGTCTTTGTAGCTAATGACTCTGACACAAGCGATATTACTGTCTCTGATTGCATATTTCAGGTCTCCTAGATGCCAAAAATAGTTTTGCCGATAGCGAACGGATTCTACGAGAGCGACAGCCTGCCTATCTCGGCTCAGGAGTGTGTGAATTTTTATCCGAATATTGCTCAAGCTCCTGCGCTTAATCAGGAAACGCTATTTGGAACGGCTGGACTAGAAGAAGTAGCAAACGCCAATACCTTAACTGGTAACAGAGGCTCTCATGAAATGAACGGTGTTCCTTACTTTGTTATGGAGAACCGTTTATTCAGCATGGCTACCGATCTAAGTCTTACTTTTCATGGCGATATAGCTGGAACTGGTCGAGTCTCAATGGCTGACAACGGTACTCAGCTAATGGTTTTAGTTCCAGATGGGAACGGATACATTTACAACCACGTTGCGGACACATTCGGTCAAATCACAGATACAGACTTTACTGCGAACGGAAATCCTCAATTGGTTGTATTTATTGATGGCTATTTCTGTCTCACCACTGATACTAAGAAATTTATAGTTAGCTCCTTGAATGATGGATTTAACTATAACGCTTTGGACTTTGGTACAGCGGAATCAGATCCTGATGACATTGTTGCTCCTGTTGTTTTTAAGAACCAGTTATTTATAGGAGGTTCGCAGACGATAGAGGCATTTCAGAACATTGGCGGCGCTGACTTCCCATTCCAGCGAACTGGTTTGTTCCTTCAGAAAGGTATTGTTAGTCCATTTAGTATCCAGACTTTACAAGATACGTTTGTGTTTATTGGAGCTGGACAAAATGAATCTCCAGCAATTTGGATATTACAAGGAAATGATGTAGCAAAGATATCTACTACTGCTATAGATAAAGAACTAAGCGCTCTAACGCAATCTCAAGTGTCTTCAATTTATTCATGGGGCTACGCAGAAAAAGGAGCGTACTTTGTTGGCTTCTCTTTGCCTTCTAGTACCTTAGTTTATGACATCATTACAAAGCGATGGCATGAGCGTAAATCTGTTGTTGATAACATTCTGGGCGGTTATAGAGTGACCTCAATGGTTAGAGCGTATAACAAAATTTGGGCAGGTGATTTAATTGACGGTCGCATCGGTCGCTTAGATTCAGATGTTTATACAGAATATGGCACTACAATACAGCGCTCAATAGTCACTCAGCCATTCCAGAGCAACATGGACTCGTTTGTTGTTCCAGAGATTGAAATGACGGTAGAGAGCGGCGTTGGTAATGCTGCTGCTACCGATCCTCAAATTGGACTTTCGCGCAGCAAAGACGCAAAGACTTGGAGCGATACTCGTTACCGAAGCATGGGCAAAATTGGCGAACATAGTCACCGTGCCATTTGGAGAAGGAATGGCAGAGCGTCAAGGTTTGAGCTGTTTAGATTTACTATGAGCGATCCTGTAAAGCCAGTTCTTATACAGTTGACTGCTGAAATAGAGAGCGCACAATGAGTTATAAATTAAATGTTGCTCAGCCTATTGTAGAAAACAATGGAACTATGAGTCAGGCATTTAGGCAATTCACTCAAGAGGCTTCTTTGAGCATTCCTATAGTTGGAGTTGGAAGTCCAGAAGGAGTTATAGAGGCTGTGCAGTTTAGTCTTTATCTGGACAGCACCGGATCTGCTGGAGCTATTCAGTACAGGAAGATGCTTCCTAGTATTACTGGAGACAGGAAAAAAGGCTGGATTCTTGTTTGATCACCAGAACGGTAGACGCTGATTTTATAAGAAAATTCGTTACCGGATCTGATGTGTTTGATGAAATCAGCGAGGATAACTTTTCACGAGATGAGTGGTATCCAGATATGCATTCAGGCTGGTTTGTTCATACAGAGGATGATGAGATTTGCGGCCTCTGGATGGCTGAGATGCGAAATGGCATCACCATAGAGATCCATCCAATGATCTTGAAAGAGTTCAGAGGAAAGAAAGCGTATAACGGCGCTAAAGAATTTTTTACTTGGATAACAAAGAATACCAAGTATGAGAAGGTCAACGCAGAGATTGCTACTTGCTTTCCTAATGCCAAGATGTTTGCGGTACAATGCGGCATGAAGCTAGAAGGAACTATAAGGCAGTCTTTTAAGAAGAACGGCAAAATACATGACCAATGGTTACTAGGCATCACTAGAGAAGAACTAGAGGCGAGATATGAGTAAGTTAGTCAAATCACTATTCGGCGGCGAGTCTGATGAAGGCATAGAGCGCCAAGAGAAAAGTAATCAGCTTTTACGAGATTTTCTAGCGCGTCAAGAATCGCTTGGTAGGGCTGACATAAGAAAGTCTATGCCTAGCCAGTATGGAGCTATGACTGCTGGACAGCAAGCTGGATTAGATATTTATGGTCAAGCAATGCCACAGCAGGCTGAGGCTTTTGTTGGCGGCAACGTAGCTGCACAACAAGCGCTTCTGTCTGGTATGCCAATGTTTGAACAAGCTGTCAGAGGTGGAAACATTGACTACTCAGCTTTGCAGCCATATCAAGGTTCTTACGATATGTCTTTTACTCAGCAGCAATTGCCTGATGCGGTGGCTAATCCTGCTTATTTAGCTGAAGCAACAACGCTAGATCCTACGATGCAACACCTAACTCCTGAGTATCGCAATCAGCAAGCACAAATGATGCAAATGGGCGGTCAGCCTCAAAATCAAACAGCAAACGCACTTGGCGGTATGGGCATTGATGAAGCAGCCTTAGCTGAGTTTATGGCAATGGGGCGATACTAATGGCTAGACAAGAAGACGAACGCGCAATGGCAGAAGCATTGTCTGGAATTCCGCAATTTGGGCGCAATCAAGGCGTTAATACCGGAATGCCTGTCATGGGAGATATGCAAGATCGCATAACTGGTCAGAGATTTTCTGACCTGCGAGATCCTATAGGCCAGATAAATCGTCTAATACAAGCTAATCAGCCTATTCCTGAGTCACTGCAAAGAGCGGCGTTTCAATTTGCCGCTGCTAACAACTTAGACTCTGACCAATTATCAAAGAGACTAGGAGTTTCGGTTAGTGATATATCTCAAGCCGCTCAAGGTCTTGGTA